CAAGAGAATTAATGAACTCAGATTTATTAAAAAAATCTGAACAGACTACTGTGGATTCTGAGCAGTTTATGTTGTTAGAAGATTTGTATAAAACTACTGAAAAATTAGAAACAAGAATAGAAGATATGATGCACAACAAAATTAATATAGAATTTGTAACTAAACAATTAGAAAAAGCATTAAGTGATATTGAAAAAATAAAAGATAAAGTAAGACAAAATGGTAATGGTAGTCATGGTTGAAGTAGTTGTAGCATTATTGATGATTGTTAATGGAGAAATTCGTGAGCATAGAATACAAGAATCTATGTCACATTGTTTAAAGGGTAAAAGAATAGCCAACAGAGTTTATAATGCTAATGTAGAATATCAATGTATAAAATCTAAAGCAGAAACAGAAATATATATGGGTGAAAAATCCATTGTAAAACTTATATTAAAATGAAAGTAATTTTATTACTTATGGTTATGTGTAGCACAACACCCGGCAACAACTGTCAACCTATTGCAACTCCACAAATAGAATTTGAAGATATATACAATTGTACTGTTTATGGTTATAGTCATTCAGAAGAAATAATATTAGAATTAGGTGCAGAATTTGTAAATAATTATGGTGCGTACACTAAATTTTCATGTGAAAGTAAACAAAGAATATGAGTATAGATTATAGGGGTGAAAAATTTTCTGGTTATAATAAACCTAAGAACGACAGAACTAAAACTAAAAAATTTTCTGTACTTGCTAAGTCTGGTGATACAATAAAACTTATTAGATATGGTGATGCCAATATGACTATTGGTAAATCTGATCCAGCTAGAAGAAAATCATTTAGAGCTAGACACAAATGCGATACCAAGAAGAGTGTATTAACTGCTGGGTATTGGAGCTGCAAAAAATGGTAAACAAAGTTTGGAATAAAGCTAAATCAGTAATGGCTGCGGGGTGGTGCAACGTGTGTCAAAAAGAAATGTTAAGTGATGCTGGTGGCTGGATTGTGAACGCAGAAAAAAAACACTTTTGCCATGACGGAAAAGATGGTAGTTGTTTTGATAAGTATATTAAAGAAAAACAATCAATGGCAGAAAATGCCACTTACGAAAAGGAGATATAACTATGTACGGAAAACCAAAAGTAAAAAGTAAATTAACATCTAAACAAAAAACTTTGCCTTCAACTTTGAAGAAAAAGATCATGCAATCTAAACCTAAAAAGAAAAACTAATGCCGGGTTACCACACAAAAAAAGATGGATCAAAAGCTAAGAAAGGTTTGTATTATAATATGAACAAGAAAAAAGCTAGTGGTACATCAAATACAAAAGCTAAGTCTACTGTAAGTGCTAAGTCTTACAAGTCTATGTTAGCTGGATTTAAGAAGTAGTTTTTTATTCTTTCTTTCTAACTGTCTAATGTAGGACCTAAGATCATCTATGGTATGCTCTTGATCTTCTATCTTTAATCTATATCTTAGATTCCAATTGATACCTACAACGCTTGTTTTATTTCTTGAAACTCTTGCCATATAGTTTGCTCCTCTGACCAATATCTTTTCTTATTAGATTTCATTTTTATAGAATGTAATACTGTGGTGTGATCTTGTTTAAAATACTTACCAATGTTTGATAGATTCATTTTGTATTTTTCTGATAGCAAGTTATGAATAATATTTCTTGCTCTAACAATATCTAATGTTTTCTTTTTGCTTAACAACTCTACCTTTGATACTTCATATCTTTTACAAATGTAGTCAACAATATTTTCCATAGTTTCTTTTTGTGGAGAAGAAAAAGAATAGCCTACAATCTTTACCAAGTCATAACCATTTTCTTTTAAATGTTTTTTGGCTAACTTATAACCATTAACAAATGCGTTTTTATATATTTTTTGTTCTCTTGTATTTAAATCTTGGTAATGTCCTGCTCTCATTGCAAGTTTAATCTCATTGAAATTTGTATTTTTAGTCATAGAATCCCCTTACTTTCCCATTGTTTTTTTTATAATAAATTAATAACTAAGCTGTCATTAACTCTTCTCTACATCTGGCACACTCTAAATATAAGTTATAGCTTTCTGCTTTTAACCTATTAGTTCTCTGAACTGAAGCAATGTACAACTCACTCTTTTTCCTTTGCTTGTCCATCAGCCTTTGTAGACGATTTTTTGTTTCCGTCATCTTGCTCCTTTTTCACTGTTGTAAAATCAAGTTTAATATTCTCAATTTTTACTTCTGCATTACTCCCATCATTGGAAGGATTTGCAGCCTTTTCTGCTGAATCAAAATCTTCGGTAATTTGAAAACTACACTCTCCGTTTTTGATTCTTATATATTTTGTCATGTTTTATCCTTTTTGGCAACCTCTTTTTTGTGTAGTTCAAATGCCATGTTATTGTATATACTCATATCGTGATAGTTATCAGCCTTATATCCTCTTGTTGATCTATAAAGTTTTAATGCCATCATAATATGACCTACTTGGTGTGGTTTAATTCTTTTTTTTAAATTATCTGCTAATATTAATGTAAACATTTCAGCTAACATAAAAAAATTATGTTGATAATCACCATAATCTTTTTCTCGATCAGCTATTATTTTAGCTTTAATTTGTTTATCTAAATCTGCAATTTTTTTATCCATTATTTTTTAAATAAAAGTTTATGTATAATAATTATAGGCAAAGCCAATATAAAAAGAAAACACAAATAAATATTTGATAAAAATTTAACAACTCTGTTTATATATTTCATATTTTTTTTTGTGTCTTAGAGAGGAAAACTAACGAAGGGAACTAAGAAAGAAAAAAACCCCTCTAAGACTATACAAATTCTTTTTTTAATTAAAACTTGTATTCTGGTTTATTACCAGAAATAGGTGCTTTTGGAAACCCCTTATTTTCTGTTGATTGTGGTACAGAGTTTGCTGAGTTAGGAGTTAATTTAAATTTAATTCCCCCTGTCAAATTACCTGCATCATCTTTTGTATTCCATCCTGCAGGGTTAAACCAAGTTTCCCCTATCTTTGTGCCAATAGTCCACTTTTTTCCCTCTGGTGCTTTAGGGTTTGCTGGTGCTACCCAATCTGGATGATTGTCTGCTGACTTGTTTTCATTAGGTACTACATTTACCCATATTACTTCTTCATTCATATTATTTCCTTTTGTTATCTTCAACTATTGTTGAACATTATTTAATTGTAATTCACGAGTTTCAGCAACATCACTTATTTGTCTGTATGCTCGTAAATTGTTTTTAAGTAAAAAATGAACACTATCTCTATGTTTACTCTTAGCAAGATTTAACCCTTGTATAGATTTAGCATTTTTAAGTTCATCTTTTATTTCATCTACATTCACAGATTCATCCATGTATGTAGGTTCTGTAGATTTCTCCACAGAATTTTGTTTAAATGGTTTGGCTTCATAACCATCCTCATCTTTAATCCCAGTTTTAAGATTTAATAAATTTAAGAACGCATACTTTCTTGAGTATGACATGGCTTGACCCGTACCAAATTTATCAATTGCTCCCATTGCTGAACATCCATCAACAAGAACAAAATCTTTTGGCTCATCAATGTCATGTACTTTCATAGTACAAACAACCATAACCATATTTTTATCTGTTATTTCTGTTAAGTAATTACAGGTAGCATACAACCCATTATTTAATAATGCTTGAGTTGCTGTTTCTTGTACTGCATCATGTAATAATGGATTAAAGTGCATCCCTTTTACTTTTTCTGCTTTTTTTACACTACCAGCTTCAAGACAAGCTGAATGTAATTTTTGATATATATTCTTCTTCATGTTTTCCCTTTTGTTATTGTTATTATTAGAATGGTAATAAACCCCATACTTTTTGTGCGTATATAAAAGTGTAAGTTCCTATTACTTTTGTTTTAAGTATTAACCAAGACATAGTTCTCCTTTGTTTTTATTGTTGATTGTTATTTTACTCATGTTTCATTCCCCACAGTTTATTTATTAATTGTAACTGTACATCTGCCAAATCTTTATAATAAAATGGATGATTTAGGTCGGGTGATTCACACATTGTTGCAAGGTCTTGTATATTGCCTTTGCAATACATTATCATCTTTTCCCAAAAAAGTATTTTTTCAGACATTTTAAAGTAAAGATGTTCCAGATGGTCTTTCTTCATTAACTCATGTGATTGGTCAAAGATAATATGTTCTTTGTCATTCGCATAAACTAAATAAGGTATTTTCTTAGTACAAAAAAAATAAAAAGCAGTTTGAGTTAAATTATCAAACGTAGGTTCAGTAGGTAATGGTTGCGTACTCATCTTCCATTCCTCTTTGTTTTTAACTTTTCTAATATTAGGTGGTTTAGTTTTTAATTCTATAAATTTTGTTTTAGTTTCATAATCTATTCGACCAATAATAGGTTTTATCATAGTTATTTCTTGATGTCTTACTGCTCTTTCACAAACTAATTTTTCATCTCCAATTATATCTTGCACAACCTTTTTAGTTACACCAATACAATTATGTGCGTAGTCTAACATTTCTTCTCTAGCAAATTCATCTTTAGCATCTACCGGTGGTTTTGTTTTGATGTTTTTTAATTCTTTATCAAAATTTAATTGGTAATCTCTATCCCATTTTTCTTCTTTGGTTTTTTCTGATGTCCATATCACATCACCTATCAATCTTTGAACTGTGTTGTTAACTAAATTTCCGAATGTAGGTTTGTATCTAAATACAAAATTTCTTCTTACTTTTTGTGAAAAAGAATAATTAATTATATTTTTTGAAAATGGTGATGATGTAGAACTATAAGACCAATGATCTAATCCTTTACCACCATTATAAAATGCAAATGCTTCTTGTATTAATTCTTCTTGAGTTTTATTCATTTAGTTCCTTTTGTTTAAAAAGAATTTCTATTGGATCACAATTTAATTCTTTTCCATATTTAATGGCAATGTTTCTTGAGATTGCACAATCTCCATTAAGATGTCTATATAAAGTTGTTTCATTAATTCCAATTAATTTTGCTAATTTATTTTTATTAATTTTAAAAACACCATTGTTTAAATGGTTTAGTTCTTTAATTTTATTTTTTAATGCTATATTTGGATTTATATAATCTATATTTTTATTCATTAATTTTCCCTTTTTTTTTCCACACTTATAAACTAATAAAACTTGTTGTCAAATAAAATATATAATATATACCTCTAAAATAGATCAATAAAGAAAGGAATTATGACACTTGAACAATATAGAAAAGATAAGAAACTATCTTATTATGTCTTTGGACAAATGCTAGGACTTCATGGACAAAATCCGGGTACATCTGTTAATCGTTGGTGTTTGACAGCTAAAGTAAAAAGATTTCCTAATCCAAAAATGGTTAAGAAAATACTTCAGATAACTAATAATAAAGTAACAATAAAGGATTTGTATGAAGCATGGGAAGAAGCCAAAATTTAAATATAAAAGAGTTAAAATAATTTGGATTGATATTGTTAGCAGTTCTGAATGGACAAGTTTAGAAAATGCTTTGAAACACACTTATTCTTTTTGTGAAGATATAGGTTATCTTCTTTACAAAGATAGAAAAAAATTAATTATATTTACTTCATATAGTTTTGGAGATGATGATAAACTAGAAATTGGTGGAATAACAACCTATCCTAGATCAGTTGTTAAAAAGATAGAGGTGTTAAAATGACCAATACAGGTATGTTTGAAGATGCTAAAAAAATTGAATATCTTGAAAAACAAATTGATACATTGGAAACAGATATTGGTATAAAAGATTGGCATATTATAACATTGAAACAAGAAATAAAAGAATTAAAAGAAGCATTAGAACAAACTGAATAATGAAATATATTATAATATTTTTTTTATTAACTAATTGTGTTTCAAGTGATTTTGATTTTAATCCAACAACAACCATATTAAAACATTTGACAAAAGACAAAACAGAATAGGGAATAATGCGTCAAGCTAAATACTTTGATAAAGATTTGTATTCTAAGTTCCATAGAAAATATGATGGGATTGCTATGATTGATGTGGATTCTGTAGAAATTTGCCAAAGAAAAGGTTGTTGGAAAGTGTTAGCTATAATCGAACATTTGTATGACACCGGATCGACTAAAAAAAAATACACTAACATAGTAGAAGAAATTGGTAGAGCTTTAAATGTGCCTGTTTTTTTGGTCTATTACAAAGAATCGACCACCGACACCCTATCGTTCCGAGTTAGCCAAGTGTACCCCCTTAAAACTCCATTAAACACCCATTGCGAAGCCGAGTGGGTAAACATTTTAAGATCAATCCACTCCAAACATGAAAAAATCTGTACCCATGCAAAATAGCCGATCCTTTTTACATATTACTTATAAATTGTATGGACACTTAGACAAGTTATCTGGGGTGAAAAAATCCCATGCACTAAATTGCTATTTATCTTTAATGAAAC